GGAAATAAAGTTTACAAGACAGAGACAGAACTAACTAAGGGCTTGTTAAATGATGAGATACCACATGAGTTGTATGTGGAACTAATAAAAGTATACCATGAGGCGTATGAAGAAGCCCCTGAGTATGGATTTACAGGTGTAGGTTGTATATCTTTTGCTGAATCAATGTTACAGTACCATCAGGACGGAGTTGAGAGACGTATTAGAACACCACAGTTGTATGATGAGTATTCATTTAAACAGGAGAGTAATGATGAGTAGAATAGGTAATTATGTAGTCGAGCTAGAAGAGAATAAAATATTCTGTATTAACTGTGAACAAGAGGTTGATCTCGAACAACTAACTGATCTTGACATATGTGAAGAGTGCTACGAACAGCAAACCATAGATAACCAGTTGCTTTAAAAGGATAATAACATGAGCAGTAGAGACGAAAATAAAACATATAAAGTAGCAGGTATAAACAAAGGTAAAGGTAAAGGCGTTACAGTTCTAGATGGACGTAAGAGAGTATTAGAGGAAGCTGAACAATCAGCTAAACTACTTACTGGAAAGTATGCCTTAGAGAATAGTATAGGCATATCTAATTTTGTCGCCTTCAATACACATGCACTCACGATGCTACCACCATACAGTATTGACATGGAAGCTGAGTGGAATTACGTTGTAGAACAAGAGGGACAAGAAGATACCCCCTCAGTGGAAATTAATAGACAAGCAGAAGGAAGTATATAATGACACTACCACTTAACATGGTTACTAATGTATTATCAGAGAACCAAAACAAGTTTATCACAGTTAAGTTCTTAACTAAGGATAACGAGGAGCGTACCTATACTGGACGCATGAATGTAATAAAAGGTCTTAAGGGCAACGAGAAAGGTCGTGTAGTAGCTGAAGCACTACGCAAGGCAGGGTACATCACACTTAAGACTAAGCAAGGCTACAAGTGCTTTAATGTGGATCGTGTGCTAGGTTTTGTAGCAGGTGGTCGTCGTATCTTTGGGTTAGGGACTGAGGTATAATGCCTCTACCCCCTTCGATGGAAATGGAGCTTATGGAGCTAGGCATACTCAAGAGTGATATAGAAGAACTTGAGAGTGTAGCAGAGCAGACAGGCTTCTATGCACTAAGAGCCGAGACTATAGCTTGGCATAACACACTAATAATAGATGGAGAGGTAATGTTCTAATGACAAAGATAAAACTACATGGTGACTTTATACTTGCGAGTGACGTAATGGGTATACTAAATGATATTATGTATTCTAAAGATCCTGTTTTAGAAGCAGGTAATTTGAAGAGAGATATAGTACACCAGAAATACAACATAGGAGATAAAGAAGAATGAGGCAGGTATTCTATTGCCCTGATTGCTTAACTAAAGGTTATAAGAATAAACTTAAAGTAACTGATACAAGAGAATACCACGGAAGAGGATTCCCTAGTATAAAACGCTATAAGAAATGTTTAATTTGCGGCTTTAAGATTAACACTATCGAAATGGAGTTGAAGAATGAGTAAAGATTATAAACCATATTATAGGACAGATAAGATGAAACAAGAAGAACTAAGAGTAGCTAAGTACATAAGTATTTTATTTTTTACTATGATAGGATTCTCGTTTATAGGATTTTCTTTCGTATTAGTTAAGGCAATGTTATATATGACTGGTCTATTCTTATGAACAACCAAGACATACTAGATATGTGTAGAAGACTAGCTAGTAAGTATTATAACCATCAGGACTATGATGATATAGTTTCTGAGGGTGTAGTGCTATGCTTAAAGATGAGAGCAGAAGGTATCACTGACCCACCTAAATTGTATTATAGCGCGCGAACAGTCATGTATGAATACGTAAATGTAAGTCTGTCTAAACTTAGCTACCCAAAAGGTAGGTTTGGTCGTGATGCGGCTGTAACAGATACTACAGTTTATGTAGAACCAGATGAGGCACAAATACCTGCTGACGATTTGTTTGGGTCGTATGAGCTAAAAGATTCTATAGAAACATTAAAGAAAGAACTAAGCGACAGAGAGTGGAAGGTATTTCTAGTTTTGTATAATAATAACAATAACATAACAGAAGCATCTAAAGCGTTAGGTATGTCTCGTATGCACTTAAATACTATGAGAAATGACATTCGTGACAAACTTGTAACAATTTGTGATATTACACTTTAACTTAAAAAGACATTATAGATAAATGCCTACTTAAGTATTAACGTAAGTTATAACTTAATAATATAATTACTAATAGAAAGAAACGTAAGTATGACTATAGTATATCAAGATATAATACATCAACCTTGTCCTTATGTGTCGTGTGGCTCTAGCAATGCGTTCTCATATAACACCAAAGGATTTGGTAAGTGTCATTCTTGTGGAAGTGGTTATCCCTCAAGACAAGAGATGCACACTTGGGCAAAAGATAAATACCCGACAAAGAAAGAAAGTGACTATATGAACGTAACAGAGTTTACACCTAAGAAAATTGAAGACAGATCAGAAGGCGATTACACCCCCCTACGTGGGATTATGTTAGGTACAATGAAAGATTATAACGTACTAACGTATGACGATAGACAAGAGTACATATACCCCTCTGGGGGAATTAAGGTACGTAAGCTAGATGAGAAGGCTTTCTATGCTAAAGATGGTTTCAAAGGTGATGAACTATTTGGTATGAACCTATACCCTGCTGGTTGTAGTAAGATGGTTACAATAACAGAAGGTGAACTAGACGCTCTATCAGCTTCACAGATGCTTAAGAGCCAGTATACTAACCCTGTTGTGTCGTTGCCTTCAGCTACACCATCTAAGAAGCTATGGGAGAACTGTAAGGACTGGTTAGGTAGCTTCGAGAAGATTATACTGTCAGTAGATAATGATGAGGCAGGTAATGCTTTAGCTGATCGTATGGCTAGATTGTTTCCTAATAAGATCTATCGTATGCAACATGGTGAATATAAAGATGCCAATGATTTTTTACAGGCAGGTAAAGGTGCAGACTTTAAGAACCTATGGTGGAAGCCAGTCAAGCATACACCAGAGAACATACTGAATACTGCTGACCAGTTCCTTAAGTTGTATGAGGATACACCAGAACACGTCTACTACCCTACAGGTATTGTAGCATTAGATGATAAGATCTTAGGTCTTATGCAAGGACACTTCACAGTATTTAAAGCACCTACAGGTATAGGTAAGACTGAGCTTATGAGATACATGGAATACAGTATGCTAAAGCAAGGTATACCTATTGCCGCATGGCACTTAGAAGAGACTAAATTAAGGTCACTACTAGGGCTTGTGTCGTATGAGGTAGGTGACAACCTGACAAGACGTGACCTGATAGAACAGAAGGAAGCTGATGGCCTTGTGCGTGAAGCTATAGGTAACTTAACTAAAGATGAGAACTTCTATCAATTCTACTTAGGCGATGGTCAAGGTACAGACGAACTAATAGATCAGATAAGATTCTTTAGTCAGGCTTGTGACTGTAAGTTTGTTTTCTTTGAGCCTATACAAGACGTAGTTGTAGGTACATCAGAAGAAAGTAAAGAAGCTATGTTAGCTGACCTGTCTATCAGGCTATCCAAGTTAGCGGCAGAGTTAAACGTAGGGATTGTAACCATTGCTCACACTAATGAGAATGGCGATCCAAAGTACTGTAAGATGATAGGTCAACGTGCATCTGTTATCATAGACCTACACAGAGATAAGGAAGCTGACAATATGGAAGAACGTAACACGACTTACCTAAAAGTAGAGAAGAACCGACCTTGTTCAGAAGAAGGACAAGCAGGTAAGTTAGCATTTAACTTAGATACATTTATGTTAAGGGAGATATTATAATGGCTGAATCAAGAGAGTGGAGTAAAGAAGAAAAACAGTGGATTACAGACAACTTATCTTATGTACCTGAGACTGGTGATCTTATTTGGAAAGGGTGTGCAAGTAGTACTAATAATAAAATAAGAGCCGCAGGTAGTGTGGCAGGTACACTTAGTAATGGATACTTAAATATTGCAAATTATTCTGTTAAAGGTGATAGGCATAATTATAGAGCGCACAGAATTGTTTGGTTTCTTAACTATGGAGAAGTACCTAGTATGCTAGATCACATAAACGGAAACAGGGTAGATAACAGGATAGAAAACTTGAGGCCTACTACAAACGCACTTAACTTAAAAAATCAAAAGCCAAGGAAGGGGTCAGCTTCAAAATATAAAGGTGTTTATATAAATAATTATGGAGCATATAGAGCTATGACATCTGTAAATGGTAAACAGTTTTACATAGGAGTGAGTAAAACTGAGAAAGAAGCCGCAGTGCTATATGATAAGTGGTTAGAAGAAAACCTAACCCCTCTTGAAAGGGAGTACGCAAAAACAAACAAAGAGTTAGGATTACTGTAATGCCAGTATTTGATATAGAAACAGATGGGTTCAACCCCACAAAGATACACGTAGTATCTTACACAAATGAAGAGGGTCAGATACAATCTACCTTTGACTATGAAGAGATGAGAACATTCTTTCTTAACGCTGACACACTTATAGGTCACAACATAGTTAGGTATGATATACCTGTAGTGGAAAAGATCCTAGACATAAAAGTAGACGCTAGGATTATAGATACCTTACCTCTAGCTTGGTACATAAACCACCACTTACAAAAGCATGGACTAGCACAGTATGGTGAGATGTATGGTGTACCTAAACCTGAGATCAATGACTGGAAGAACTTAAGTCCAGAAGAATATCAATACAGGTGTGAAGAAGATGTAAGGATCAACGTAAGACTGTGGCGTGACCTAAGTATAAAGTTAGACAAGCTATACCCCGACAGTGGAAATAGGGATAGACTTATTGACTATATGACATTCAAGATGGAGTGCGCTAAAGAGCAAGAGTCCCTACAGTGGAAATTGGACGTAAGTAAAGCAGAAGATTATCTGGCTACATGGGAAAGCCTAAAGGCTGAGAAGACTGAATTACTTGCTGATGCTATGCCACGTAAGATTGTTACAGCAGTACGTAACAAACCTAAAGTTATGCACAAGAAGGATGGGTCGTTATCATCTAATGGAGAGAAGTGGGTAGCACTATGTAAAGAGCAGAAACAACCACAGTCTACACAATCTCTTACAGTTAAGGTAGGTGAAGAAAGAGCTAACCCTAACAGTACAGATCAAGTTAAGGACTGGTTATTCTCGTTAGGTTGGCAACCACGTACATATAAGTTCTTACGTGATAAGGTTACAGGCGACACTAGAAAGCTAGAACAAGTACGTAAGGATGCAGAGTTGTGTAGATCAGTAAAAGCACTAGCAGATAAAGAACCTGCTATAAACTTACTTGATGGTCTATCTGTATTGTCTCATCGTATAGGTGTTATCAAAGCTATGGTTAATGCACAAGTAGATGGATACGTACAGGCTAACATAGCAGGTCTAACTAATACTCTTAGGTTTAAACATGCCAAGCCTCTCGTTAACTTACCTGCTGTAGATAAGCCGTATGGTAAAGAGATAAGAGGTTGTTTGACTTGTCCAGATGGATATACATTATGTGGTGCTGACATGACCTCACTAGAGGATACAACTAAGCGTCACTACATGAAGCCATTAGACCCTGACTACGTAGAGGAGATGTCTAAAGAAGGCTTTGATCCACACTTAGACTTAGCTAAACATGCAGGTATAATTACACAAGAGGACATCGACAAACATAACAGTGGAGAGAGATCCCTATCAGCCCTACGTAAGAACTATAAAGTAGTAAACTATAGTGCTACGTATGGTGTAGGATCTTCTACTTTGTCACGTAATACAGGCATGAGTAAAGAAGAGGCTACAGTATTGCTAGAAGCCTTCTGGTCACGTAATTGGTCAGTAGATAAGGTAGCTAATACAGCACGTACAAGAGACTTATTTGGGTCTATGTGGCTACTGAATCCTGTATCAAACTTCTGGTACAGCTTACGTAGTGACAAGGATAAGTTCTCTACATTAAATCAAGGAACAGGAGTATTTTGTTTTGACAGTTGGGTATCTTTATGTCGTCGCTACGGAATTAAAACCATCGGACAATTCCACGACGAAATCATCGCACTCGTACCAGAAGGTAACGAAGAGCAAACAAAAACTACAATGGAGCAAGCTATTGAAAACCTTAATCAAAAGTTAGAACTCAATGTACCATTAGGTGTAGATGCACAGTTCGGTAAGACCTACGCAGACATACACTAATTTATTTTTATATTTACTTTACACTTTGTCCAAAAAGGACATTATATATAAGTACCAACAGCCGAAAGGAACTCGACATGGCTAAATACACAATGGATATGATACTAGAATATGCGAAAGTATTTCCAGAAAATGCGGATATGGGAAGTGCAGATGGACCACGCGCCGCGCAAGCAGTACACAGTCAAGGTGGGCAGTATATTACCAACGCTTACTTTACTGAAGAAGCACAGATAGGACACCTAGAGAAAGAGGGTTTAGACTTACATCCTATGAATAGTGATAGGATAAGGCAAGGTAATGCAGACCTTGGTATAGGTAAGTACATGAAGATAAAACGTAAGATCTCTGATGTAAAAAACTTTACTGATCGTAATGGAGAGCCTGTTACAATAGACTATGGTGGCGCACCTACAGTGGTAAACTTAACTGAAGGAAGAGAGAAGAAAAGACTATGGAGCTTCTCTGAGGATGGTGCTTTAGGTAATGGTACTAAAGCTAAAGTTCAGTTTGAGGTTTATGCTCAAGGTGCAGGTGTTCGTCTACTAAATGTAGGTGTAACAGATCACGTACCATATGAAGAAAACAATGCTATCACAGAAGATGATGAGCTATTTATTGTATAAGGAAAGACTATGAGAGTAAGTGTTAATGCGTACATGGAAAAAGATGATGATGGTTACAGCGGAAGCGTTGATATGAGTAGGGACGATATTACAGAAGCCCATGAGTTAGCTCAACTCTTTGCTGAAGCCGCACATGCTTTTGGTTTCACCTATGTTAAGTCTGTAGGTTTCGAGTGCGAAGATGGTGAAATGATGTGGGGTGACACT